ATCGAGGTCGATATGCAACGGAGTATTACTCTGAAGCACTCTTCCCTGATGATCAACGGCGATGACGTCGTTTTCAAGACAACGAAGCGGGGACACTCCCTTTGGGAACGGATCACATCGTATGGTGGCCTCTCGTCATCTCTTGGGAAGACCTTCTTGACGCGTGCTTTTGCACAGATCAATTCGGTCAACTTCATGAGGTTGGCGGAGCCCATCTACGAGACGATCGCAGGCAAGCGTCGTGCATTGCACTTCACATTGACACCATACGTCAATCTTGGTCTACTCTTCGGTCTTAAAAGATCCGGAGATAAACTGGGATTGGACGCGGTGGCTGATGCTGAGTACAGTACACTTGGCGAGCGAGCAAGATCGTTGATTCGATGCTGTCCACAGGACATGCGCGAATCTGTGATGAGGATGTTCCTTCGAACACATCGGACTGTGTTGGATGAGTGTAAAGTGCCATGGTTTATTCCTGAACAGTGGGGCGGGGTTGGTCTACCCGTCGTCGTTCAGGCCTCTGACGTGCCGCACGATTACGAGCCAGGTGATGAGATCACTCCCCAGTGGAGTCCATCTCGCCTTGACTTGCAGATCGCAGCGCGTCTCCGAGAGTCGCCACGGAAGAAGGAAGTCGTCGAAGATGCAACAAGCGCCAGTGGCGTTCGTGTCATCCTAGGTCGACCTCTCTATCCCGTTGGGCGGCCCCCGGTTGAGGCACCATGGGACATGCATAAGCTAGTTCTGTCTCGTCTGCCAGTGCAACTCAGTTATGGACAGGTCTCTGCATCAGAGCGCCGCGCGTGGGAAACCACGTACGGTGCCTTGGTGTTTGACTTGTTCATGACCGATCTTGCATTGATGACCGAGAAGACAGGGCTTGGTGCATGTCGAGTGTTGAGACAGAATCAGCGCAGCTGGCAAGCTGTGCAACGTGCGGGTAAGCTACCACCGCCGTTAAGTCTCTCAACGCTCCTCAATACTCATCCTCCGCAGGCCTACCTGCCAGCGTCGGTCCTGTCAATGTACAAGACTCCGGGTCAACACGTCGCTCCACCACAGGTGGACGAAGAGTTTCCTCGGGATCATGCACATCGACCGGACGCGCTTTGGTAAGCTTTCACATGGTTTGGCACGACGAGGAGTGCCTGGGGTGGATAAATCCCCATCTCGGAAAGAGATCCCTTTTGCATGGAAGAAGTTGTCGC